TTTTTTTGGATTGAATTGAGAAAGTTTTCTAAAACTTCCCATCCGGTTTCATCCAGTGCTGCCAGCCCAGAAATCAATCTTTTTTTGAAAGAATCATCTTCATCTCTCAAAACTCCACCGATAAAGCTGGCAATTTCTTCTTCTTTTGTTAGCTCGATGAACATTTCGCCTTCGCCAGTACGGAGCCAGTTTTCGTTAACATCAAATTCTCGACAGATGAGAGATATGACAGCATCACTAAGTGCGTTTTTACCAACTTCGTATGCACCTATATTACCTCGTGCTATTCCGAGTTTGTCAGCAAATGCTTGCTGAGTAAGGTCTAAAGTTTTTCTCAGCTTTCTTAAACGTTCATTCAATATATATTCACCTCTTTTCTTTTTCTATTGTACTTTATTATGATTGAAAAATCAAGAGAAAATGTTGGTAAATTTCAAAATGTTGGTAAATTTCTTAAAAAGCATTGACAAAAGCGATTAACCAACATATAATTGGAATATACCAACAAACGAAAGGAAGTGAAATAATGACAGAAGCACAGGAAAGAACATTGAAGCTGTTAAAAGAAACGTATCCGCACATGACAGAGCGTGAAGAGTATTATCTCGATGCGACAGTCATGGCATTAGCGGCAGTATGCAGAAAGCGAGAGGAGTTAGAGCCTGCCGTAGAGAGAACGGTATAGAAAAGGAGAGTAACAAAATGAAAAGATTATTTATTTCGCAGCCAATGCGAGACAAAACGAATGAAGAAATTCTTATCGAGAGAGGAAAAGCAGTAAAAGTAGCAAAAGAAATGTTGAGGTTATTGATTCTTTCTTCCGGGAAGCACCTCATGACGCAAAGCCACTTTGGTATCTTGCAAAGTCACTTGAATTACTTGCTACAGCAGATGTAGCTTTCTTTTGCACCGACTGGGAGAAATATAGAGGATGCAGAATTGAACATACATGTGCCAACGAATATGGTATTCGAATCATTAGAAAAATGGATACTAAAGAAAACAATACGCTGACCAAAAGCGACATAGGTGACATTAAAACTCATTTACTTCAGGTGCAAGGATATTACAGAAAGAGTTTAAATGCCTGGGAACAGTTAATGACCAAAATGTCCAACCCGATAACAATTTTAAACGACAACATTAAATATTCGTCAGTGGTCGAGAATGTTAAGGTTTTAAGAGAATTAGATCAGAATGTGGAACAGCTTCTCAATAAAATTGAAGGATTGGAATGAAGAAAATGATGAATGACTTGATTAAAGTTAATTACGATACAGAGCAACCAACTGTGTCGGCTAGAGAATTATACAAAACTCTTGAAATTAGCAAAAGATTTTCAGCATGGTTTGAAACGAACTCACAAGGATTTATTGAAAATCAAGATTTTACAGGGGTGTACTTGAAGGTACAGGGCAATCAATACGGCGGAGAACAAGAAGTACAAGATTATTCTTTAACTGTCGATATGGCAAAACACATTTGTCTTATGAGTCGAACGGATAAAGGAAAACAGTGCAGGCAATATTTAATAGACCTCGAAAAAGCATGGAACACACCGGAGCAGATTATGGCTCGTGCTTTACAGTTTGCCTCAAAGCAAATTGAGTCATTAAAGGGTGAATGTAAGTTTCTTGGTGAGCAGGTTGTTGAGCAACAGAAGCTGATTAGTGAATTAGAACCAAAAGCAAACTATGTAGATATGATTTTACAGAGCAAATCCCTTGTTTTAATGACTCAAATTGCAAAAGATTACGGCATGAGTGCTAGAAAGATGAATCAGATTTTAAATGATTTGAAAGTCCAGTACAAAGCCGGTGGACAATGGGTTTTATATTCAAAATATCAAAATCAAGGGTATGTACATAGCAGAACGATTGATATTGTGCGTTCAAATGGAATGTCTGATGTGAAGATGCAGACAGAATGGACACAAAAAGGACGTTTGTTCCTGTATGAACTATTGAAAAAAGAGGGATATATGCCACTTATTGAAGCAGCATGAGAGGAGAAAACATGGGAGCAGATTTACAGGAAGAATTATTGGAAATTAAAGCACTTGAAGAAAGTGAAAAAATTGCCGATAAGGTTTGCAAGAAACTAATGAGTATGCAGAAAGTTCCGGAATTTCCTACCGGTTCGGTTCCGATTGCTGATGCAGCAAAAATCTACGGAAGAGACCAGGACTGGGTGAGAGCAGGAATTGTTCAAGGGTGGTTGCCGATTGGAATCGCCACAAGAGCAGGGGAGAAGATTACAAAATTATCACAAATGAACAGTGTATATGGAAGAATCAACTATTACATATCGCCTAAAAAGCTCTGGGAAGACACTGGAATTCTGTGGCAGAAAAGCAACTAGCAAAATAGAAAAGGAGAAAAAAATGAATAATTTACAGATTTTTAGCAACGAAGAGTTCGGAAACATCCGAACAGTGACTATTGATAATGAAATTTGGTTTGTGGGAAAAGATGTAGCAGATGCTCTGGGATATTCGAATTCAAGAGATGCGATCGCAACACATGTCGAAATGGAAGATAAGAATACCGTCGCAATTTCCGACGGAAAAAGAGGAAATCCCAATCAGGCAATTATTAACGAGTCTGGTCTCTATGCTTTAATTTTTGGAAGTAAACTGGAATCCGCAAAGAGATTTAAACACTGGGTGACATCGGAAGTCCTTCCGACCCTGCGCAAAACAGGACACTATGAAATGGAGAACTACTCTCCAGAGATGCAAGCAATCTTAATGCATGACAAGAAGCTTGTCAAAATGGATGAGAGAGTAACGACTCTGGAAAATACAATGACTTTAGATTACGCTCAGCAGCAGGCGCTTGGCGAGGCAGTTAATTACGTTGTCATTGATGCGCTTGGCGGAAAAGAAAGCGATGCATACAAAGAAATCGGAAAGAAAGTATTTTCTGAGTGCAATAGAGACTTGAAGCGATATTTTCGTGTAAACGCACGGAACAACGTGCCGAAGAAACGATTTGAAGAAGCTGTTGAATATGTGCAGTGCTGGAGACCTTGCACAAATACTCAAATTGCAATCAAGGAGCATAATTCGCAAATGCGATTTGCATAAAAGAAAGGGGAATCATTATGAAAAAATACGAATTTACAGGAGAAACAAAAACAGTATCGTTTCTTTTTGAAGATGTAACACTGCACAGAATTCAAGCTATCACTAGTTTTGCAAGTGTGGTAGCAGGGGAACTTGGCGGTTGGATTGAGAAAGAAGAAAATCTTTCCCATGAAGGAAAGGCTTG